AAATTCTCTATGGTATTTCTTTTAAGTTGTTTGATTCTTACATGTTGTTTGTAGATCTTGATTAGATCTTTAAAAAATTCTTCCATCAAGAAAGTAGCGTAAAGATATCTCTTTCTGTATTTACCTCAACACCACATTCTTCAGTAAACTTTTCAAGATCTCTTTTAGATGGGTTGTTGATTCTTTCTCTTGCCATGGCATGATAATCATCAGAAAGATCAAAACCAATATAGTCATGACCAAGAAGAGTTGCTGCAAGACCAGTAGTTCCTGAACCACTATAAGGATCAAGAACAACACCAGGAGTTTCTATCACTGCTTGGATACAACGAAGTGGGAGCACAATAGGGAATGGAGCAGGATGAGGATTCTTCATCTCAGGACCAAACTTCCATACTGAACCATAATTTACAGACCTTCTGGGAAGTTTAGGACGCTTTGCTCCCTTACACAACCAATAAATTCTTTCATCAATCTGAGTGAATCTGTATCCAGAAATCTCTGGACCACTACCTCTATTCCAAATAATCTCTTCTCTAATGTGCCATTTGGTTTTAAGCAACCATTCCCAAGGAGAAGTTGCATTACCATTCAAATACCTGACCTTATGATTGTAAAACAAAGAACCACCTTCTTTGGTCTTATCAAACAAAACATTCAGAAGTTCAATCTGCTGTTCTTGATAAACATCTTCTGGAAGTGAATCATCAAAGTTGTCATATTCAATTTTACGAAACAAACCACCCCCAATCTTTTGTTTGTTGTATGGAGGTGAGGTTACTGTGCAATCAATAGAGTTGTCATCAAGTTGTTTTGCCAACTCAATACAATCTCCCGTTCTCAGGTCAATCATAGTAATTAGAATGTCATTTGAATGCCCATCTTTTCAGGCTTAACTCTTGTTGGATTCAGAGTCATATCTCCCTGAGCATCAGATCCAAAAGGACCAGCTCTACCTTTTCCAACTATTGATGCACCAACAACTGCATCAGAAAACTTTGGTTTTCCATTTCCATTATTTTCAATCTTGTAACTAAAAGCAAATAACTGCTTTGTATTGTAGTACAGATTTGTAAATTCTACAAGAGATGAATTAATTGCTCTTGTCTTTGACCACAGTTCAATTTGTTTTTCTAATGCATTAGCATAAAAAGAAATCAATTGTTCTGGAAGTTCAGTACCATTTCCAGGTTTTAATACAGTATCTTGTTCTGGTTTATTTCCAGCCAGTTCATTCAAAATGCCACCACCACGACCACCATCTCCATAAATGGCAGCATATGCTCCTAACTTTGCAGAGTTGTCATTCAACACTTCCATCAGTTTAAGTATTTTGGTAAGAGTTGAATCATGCTTTCTATTAATCAAAGCAACAAATTTTTTGTCACCCACAAGATCTCCTGGTTTAAGAGTATTTGTTTTTCCTGTGGGCATTTTTACTGTCACCTCAGTGTTATTAATAGAAAAGTCATATCCACTTTGACTTACACTATTTGGAACACCAACAGGTGATGTAGTAGTAAAATTAGTTTTTCCACTAACTCTACTATCTTCAACCAAAGCAATTGGTCCAATTACTTCTGCAAAATATTTTTCAATCTCTTTAAGGGAATCAGGACTATCCCCAGTAGGAGTTGATTGCAAAACTCTTTTGAGAGATGAATACCCAGCAAAAGATCTACTTGTTCCAGCATTATTAATCAAATGTTTTAAGTATGGTGCATAATTAGGATCAACCATATTAAAATAATTGATCTTTTCATCAATAGCAGATAGAACTGCTCTTTTATAAGATGTGACAGATGAGTAGGTTCCACCTAAACCCAACTCAGTTGGTTTTAAACTTGGTCCTTTAATAGTTGCCATTTATGTCCTCTTTAAAATTATCTATCGTCGTCAGCACGATGTTCTGAGTAGAACACATCAAAAGCACCTTCAGGATAACGCTTCATTAGTTTACTTACATTTTGTGCAACTACTTCGTCAATCGTAACTTCAAGAGCCATACATGCTTGTGCAACATACCACATCAGATCACCAAGTTCAATAATCAGATGTTCTTTATTATCTGCGTTCCAAGGTTTACCTTGGAAAATCATTTTCTTAATGATTTCAAGAAACTCACCACCCTCAGCATTAATACCAACACCAGCAGTAAGAAGGCGTTCAATATTAGCACCTTTACAATCCAACTCTACAATACGATCTGAGAATGCTACAAAGTCCTTTGATGCATCTGAGGTAACAGCATCTACAAAGTTTTGATACTTGTTAAAATCAACTTTTTCAATCATGAGAATTTAAATCCAGCGAATTTGTCCTTTTTAGTTTCTTCCTCGTTATTATACTCCTCTTCCTGCCCAGAGTCAAGAATATCATTCTGTGCCTTTTGCTCACAGTCATAGAGTCGCATCTTTGCTCTATCAATACCAACAATAAATCTCTTGTTGATTGTTGGGTCATTGTATCTATTCTTCAATTGTTTTACCATAATCTGGCCCATCTGTTCCAACTCTTCTGTGCTAATAAGGGCAAACATAAGATCAGCAGTAGCAGGCAGACCAAAGGACTCACTAGTATCAGTAAGTTCAACATCAGAGTTGCCATAACCACTCCTAGTGGTTTGGGTAGCAGAGAGAATGGGAACATTGAATTCCACTGCCAATCCACGTAACTCTTCTGCAATTGCCTTAACATACGAATAAGAGTTGACAGAGAAGTTTGACTTATACCTGCTGGAAGCACAAATGTTAAGGTAATCAATAAAAATAATATCAGGTCTGAATGACTTTTTAAGAGCAAGTTCATTTAGAAGTGCCTTGAAATGACCTACATGTGCTGAGGCAGTTGGATACTCTTTGATGATCAAAGTTCCCTGTGTCTTCTTAGCAATATTATTTACCTTGGTATCAAACATTTGCTTAGGAAGATCTATGATATCTTTGATATTGATATTCAAAAGATTCGCATCAATTCTCTCAGCAATTCGTTCCTCCGCCATTTCAAGTGTGATATAGAGAACGGACCTGCCTTGCAGTAAGACGGAACTAGCCACATGACACATGAATAACGATTTCCCAACACCTGTCCCAGCCAAAGCGATATTGAGAGTTTTATTAGGGATGCCACCTTTTGTGATTTTATTGAAATATTCCAAATCAAATGGGATCTTATCCTCCTTGCGATGGTAGGAAGCATATCTTTCTTCATAGTCACTTAGGTAGTCATGTCCAATATGATTGTCAAAACTTACAGCAAGTGCCTTTTCAAGAATAGATGGAATAGAATCCCTGGACTTCTTTTCGTCTTGACCATCAGCAACCTTAATAGATTCCATCAGTGCTAAGTAGATGGCACGATCTCTACACCACTTTTCAGTAGTGTCTGTAACCCAATTAACCTCTGCTGGTTCAGTATCAAAAGCAGATACAGTATCACAAACAGTCTTGTATGTGTCCTCACTAATGTCTGATCTGTTTTCCACTTCAATGCCAATAATTTCCTTCGTTGGCATTTTGCCATAATTAATGACAAACTTGGCAATCTCTTCAAAGATTACCTTCTCATGGAAATTTTCAAAGTATTCTGGACTAATAAAAGGTAATACCTTTCTACAATAATCTTCATTGAACAGAAGATTCTTTAAAATTGTGGTTTCAATCTTCTCCATCAAACTCCATAACTAAATTCTTGTTTTGATGCTTCATCAAGTGCCTGCATTACATCTGGAGTAAAATACTTTTCTGGATTATCCATAATTGTTTTACCAAACTGTGTTGTGCCATCTGGAACTGCATATCTTGTTCCAGTCTTCTTGAAGATTTCATATTTTTCTGCAAGGTCAAGAAGACCATAATACTTATCTAGACCTCTATCATCATAGAACAAACGAACCTCTACTTCTTTATTTTCTTTACTTAATCTTGATTTGTGTGTCTTACATTTAATGATGTTACCTACGACTTCTGTGCCATCTTTTTCTTTCTTTTTGGAAAGATAGATGATTGTAGATGCTGCATACTTAAGACCAGAACCTCCACTCATTTCCTTCATAGGAACATAAGAACCTACAACATCATAGGTGTGGTTGGTAACAATCATAGCAATGTTTGCCTGACCAAGTTTCAGAGTTAGCATTCTAAATGCACCTTTGACAAGTTGTGATTTGGTCATGTCACGAACTTGCTTTTCATTCAGTGCATCTTCAATTTCTTTCTCAGTAGAAAGCATTCCAAGAGAATCAAGAACAAATAAACAAGGTTTACGTTCACCCTCTTTCCTTTTCAGATACAAATCTACTGCTTTAAGTGCCTTACTTCTAAACTCTTCAATAGTGACCACATTAATAACAACAATCCTATTGATATCAAGTCCTCTACTTTGAAGAATAGTTTTAGTTACAGCAGCTTCAGTATCAAAGTAAAGACAATAACCATCAGGATTATTATCAAGGAAGTTCTTAACCACAGCGAGACTGAAGAAAGTCTTTCCAGTAGAAGACTCCCCAGCAATAGCAGTAATCTTATTCCCAGATACACCACCAAATATGCTACCTGAAACCAGTGCATTAAAAATGTATGAACCTGTGTCCACATAAGTTTCAGATTCATCAATGTCTGCTGCCAGTTGCGTGTATTCTCCACCAATTTCTTTTACAATGTCTTTTAAGAAGTCCATGTTTTAATCAAATAAAAATGTGTAATTTATCCTTTTATTATTATGTCCAGGTTTCATGTGAACTGAATCTGTTGTATGAAACATTTTTCCTGGAAAAATAACTGCTCTATTAAACTTGTATTTGATTCTATCATACTTTGATCCTTTTATATACTCATCTATAAAATCACCATCCCTATTGTATTGTTCCCAACTCATGGATGATGTAGCCATTTTTTTAAATAAAAGGATACCATTTTTATTTTTATTTCCAACACAATGATCTGGTGTCACCCAGACATTAACATTGTATGTTGATGGATCTGCATGAACATTTACTCCTCTGCAAATACTGTTGTATAAAAAACTCCAAGACCTTTGGTATTTTTTATTTTTTAAAACTGCCACTTTATTTTTAATAAAATCTATAAATTTAGAAGGCATATTTTTAGAATCTGGATAGTAATCTGCTGGGGTATATCCATCAGAAAAATAGTGATTTACATCCTTTTCACTTAAAGCTAAAGTTCTAAGATAAGAGGTAATATCTTCAGAAAAAAAATTATCTATAACAATATATCCTCTAATTTTTAGTTGTGCTTTCTGCCAAAACTTAATTAATAAATTCATACAAACAAAGACTCCAAAGTATTAGTTTTTTCTACTCTCCAATCAATACAGTTCAAAATGTTTTTGAGTGGTTCAATAAAACTTTTGTCAAATTGAAGTTCATAGTCTACGTATTTACCAAGTCCAAGTTCTTTAGGAAATTGTTGAATGAATGAAATTACATTCTCCCTGATTGGATTTGCTTTTTTAAGATAGCAGAACTTAATCTTCTCCCCATTATTGATTAATGGATACTTTGAGTCCAGAGATTTATCCTTGATATAGTGATTATACAGCAAAGCTCCTCTTGTGTGAATAGGAGTGCCTGACTGGTAAATGGTTGCCACTGATTTATATTTTGTCAACTCATTAACTGACCTTGGAAAAGAAATTTCTTCTGGTGGAAGATTGTAAAACTCTTTCTTAAAAGTTTCTACAAATGAAATCAAATCATCTTCTGTTTTATTCATGATTATATTGAGTGCTTCTTTAATCTTTATCCTACACGGTGCAGGAGTAGAAGACTTGACTGCTTCAATACCCATCATTTTGAGTTTAGGGGTTTCATATCTAACTCCTTCACTGTCCCAAACATTCAAAATGTATCTTTTCTTGGCAGTCCAGATTCCACGATCAGCAATATTTTCTCGTTTCATCTGCATCTTCTGGGCATATGCATTCACATAGTTCGCCAATTCTTGGTAGCAACCTTCAATATACTTTTCAAGTTCCACCTGAGCGACCTTATCAAGGAACGAGACAATGCTTTCAGTAGTTTTCTCTCTTCCCTTGAATACAGTTTTTT